CATCTTTGAAGAGCAACTCACAGCAGCCATTGTCGAACGCTTTGACCTGATGCCGCATAGACCGTCCGTGGTGCGCACAGCGGATCGAGTCGTAGTACAGACAGAGGGCCGCGACCTCATCCCCAATTTCACAAAGGATATGGATGAGGAGCCGTTACCGGAAGCTATCTTCCCGATGGACCCGCAACGCGCCGAGGTGGAATTCCTTCGCCGCTTCAACGCTCTTTCCATGGCGCGCATGGCAGAGAGCGCCGCAAACCAGATCAGCTAAGAACTCATTTTTGGAGAGCACATGGACACGTGCGTCGAGTTGAAAACCTGTGAGGCTTGCGGCTCTATCTTTACGCGCCCCACCACACAGACAAACCCTTACTGCGCGCATTGCACGGATGTGTTGAAGGACTTCCCAACCGTGGAAAGCCGCAAGCGCCGTGGCCGCCCCGCTACCAAGCACCTCAAGCGCAATATCGCTCTCAAAGGCATCACGATCCGCATGGAGGTTGATGCGTGAAACACACCTTCACCAACACGCCCAGGCCATCGCTCACGCGACCCGCGCACAAGAAAGCCAAGCCCATGGAAGAGCCGAAAGAGATTGAGTTGTACTTTCTCCGCGCCCACACGCACGGCCTGTTACGGCGTTACCTCTACAGCTCATTCCAGCCTTGCCGCGTCGGTTCCGTGTTGCGTGATCCGGTGGGCCGGGGATGGGTTTCAAGCCGGCCAGTCTGCACTTTTGAAGACGCAATGCTCTTTGTGTTTGACATGGAAAAGTGCATCAAGTCCCTGCCGTCACTGGACAGAGACATCCTCACCCGCACAGTGCTTCAGGAGTACACGCAAACCGAGGCAGCCGTGTTGCTGGGCATGAGCGCCCGCGCGATGTCCTACAAGTTCTCGGCGGCCATGGACCGCCTCACACGGAAGCTGATCGAAGCGGAATTGCTGATCCTGCCCAGCGCCGCATAAGTCACAACCTCAACCCTCAACCCATGAAAGGGAACCATGACAACAGCAGTAAGTCCCGAGTTAGCGGCGAAGAAACCGGAGACACCGGAAGCCGCGCCGATGAAAGCGGCCATCTCTCTGAGCAACTTGAAACACGCGCTCAAGATTGTAGGCATGGCCATTGAACGCACGGCCACCATTCCGATTCTGCAATGCGTCCGCATGGAGCAGATACCAGACGGCCTGGCCCTCGAAGCAACAACCCTTGACGTGTATATTCGCGCGGTTGTGAAAGAGTTGGGCGGCCCCGAAAAGCCGGTTGTGATTCCGGCGGAAAAGTTCACCGCATGGACAAAGCTCCTGGCCGGTGACGATGTGAAGATCAGCGCCACGGATCGGCGCGCCACCATGCAATGCGGCCGTTCGCGCGCCGTTCTCCCCGTGATGCCGGCGGCAAGCTGGCCAAGCAACGAAGTCTACGGCATGAAGGCCGAGGGCGTCACGCTCACCCAGGGTGACTTTGCCCGCGCTCTGCGCTTTGTCATGATCGCTGTGAGCCAAGAGGAATCACGCTACACGCTCAACGGCGTGCTACTCCAGGGCAACGGTGAGCAGTTGCGGCTTGTGGCTACGGACGGCCACCGCCTGATGGTCTACACGCTGCCATGCACAGAGAAAATCACCCTGCTACTACCCAGCCGGTTTATCAAGGCTCTGTTGCCGCTGCTCAACGATGAAGACGGCGGCGTCGATCTGTGCTTTAGCGACCGGATGATTCTCTCCAGCATTGATGCGGACATGCGCGTCTATGTGGCGTCAACCAAACTCAGCGGGCAGTTTCCCAATTGGGAAGCGGTGATGCCCTCCGGCAAGCGCACGGAAATCACCGTCAACGCCAAGGAGATGCTTGCCAGCCTTGAGCGGTGCGGGCTGCTCAGTGATGAACGCTCGGGATGCGTTCGGCTCACGTTCGATGAACAGATCACCATCGAGGCGTCAAGCAGCCAGAGCGGCGAAGCCACGGAAACGGTGGACTGCAAAGGTCACCCGAAAGAGAAGCTGTACATCGGCGTCAACGGCGCGTATCTGACCGATCTGGTCAAGCGGCTTGACGGCGAAATCACCATCTCTCTACCGGACACCAATCAATCGCCGTTGCTCATCAAGGCCACCCCGCACGAGGGCGAAACGCTGGGTTACGTTGTGATGCCCATGAGGGTGTGACATGGCGGTCGGACGCTTTCGATGGACCCCGGAGGCAATCCAGCGCCTCCGGGAGAATCCAAACACAAAACGTGCCTATCTAGCTGATTTGCTCGGCTGTACTGAATGGGCAGTGAGCGCCAAGCGTGCCGAAATCAGGCGCGCTGAGCATGGAGGCCGACAACCCTCCATCTCTCGCAAGTACCAGGCGCTTGCGCGCGAGGCAGACAAGCGCCGTGTGCGCAGAATGATGGAGTTGGCAGAACGAATCGGCCAACTCAAACGGCAGAAAGAAAGGGCCGCGTAGATGGCACTCAGAGCTGTACCGGATCACCCTAAATTCGCAGACCTGAAAGCCAGGCTGGGCCGTCCCAAGTACGTGGCGCTTGGATGCCTTGAGGCTATCTGGCACTTTACCGGGCGCTTTACGCCGCAAGGGAATCTTGGCAAGTACACCGATCAGGCCATCGAGGCTTGGGTTGAATGGGACGGTGAGCCGGGCGCGCTGATTGCCGGCCTGATCGGAGCGGGATGGCTCGACGCCGATCCGGTTCACCGGCTGCTTGTACATGACTGGGCACAGCACGCGGACAAGGCGACCAAGCTCAGTTTGCAGCGTTGCAAGTCCTCATTCTGTACGCTCACTGTTCACACACTGAGCGTACAGAGTACGGACACCGAGACGAATCAGAGCACGGTGTACGGACTACCAGTACCTGTTCCTGTTCCGGAGCCAGTACCAGAGCCAGAGGCAAAAGCAAAAACAAAGGCCGCTCCGCCAAAGGCTCCGCTGTTTGTGTTGCCCGATTGGATTTCCAAGGAAGTGTGGGCCGCTTTCGAGGAGATGCGGAGGAAGATCAAAAAGCCGATGACAGACCACGCCCGCAACAACATCGTGGCTGATCTGGTCCGGATCGAGGCGACGGGACAACACGCGGAAGACGTGCTCAACCAAAGCATCACCAACGATTGGCGCGGAGTCTTCCCGCTCACGACAGCAAACGGAGGCAGCAATGGACGTGGAGGCGGCAGTTTCGGCAATCGTGGCCAGGCAAGAACCAACGGCAATCTCGAAGCTCTCAAAGCCAGCCTTGAGGGATCAATGCAAAGTGATTTTGACCGGACTGGCGGAAGCCCGGCAAGCATCCGTGAGCGCGCAGACGTTGAAGCTGTACTCCGCCCATCTGTGTGACTTTGAGCCGGGAGACGTGCGGGATGTTGTGCGCACTCTGGCCATGCGCAAGCGCGCTGAGGGTGAAACAGCTTTCCCCGCCCTGGGCGATTTGGTAGAGCCGTTGGAACGGAAGCGGGAACGCCGGCGCGGGGAGAACAAGCGGGCCAGCCAAAGGCAAGCGGAGATTGCGGAGTTTTGGCGCATGGTTCCCGGATGGATGGAAATCACAGGCCAGAGTGAAGCGGAAATTTTAGAGCGTTGGCCCAGCTTCAAGGGCACGAAACCGAGGGTGTGATGGCAGAGCAATCCAGTTTAGACGTGAGCAGATGGCAAGCGGCAACGCGCGGTTTCGTGTACACACCGGCGCTGTGGTTTTTCTTCCGGATGATCGAGGTCGCGTATCTTGACGCACGAACCATCTACCCGGCCAGTGCGCCTGGGCAGAGGACAGCAACCGCGCCGTGCGCAGCTCCGCCGCCTCTGTTGAGCGGGATGGCAATTCCCATGGTTGTTTCCGAAGATGAGCCATTGCCGGCGTCGGCGTTGAAGTATCCCGGCAAGCCCACGGATGAGGCGTTGCTTGCGCGCGATTGGATTGCACGGTCGGAAGCCGCGCCAACATGGGCGTACGCGCTGGGCGCATCGCATGAGTTTCTGAGCTTTCCGGAGTGCTGCCAGATTCTTGGGCTCGATCCGGATGTGGAGAGAGCGGCCTTGCTCGAAGTGATTGACAAGGCCGTGGACAGCGACAATGACGAAGCCTGGGCGCGCTTGGATGAGCTGAGCACGCGTGAGCCTCAAGACGACGTGGAGCCTCTGTTCGATGCGCCACGGGTTGTGCCGGCGCTGGATCAACTGGCGCTGTTTGCGTAAGGAGACGTGATGGGTGAGGTTACGAAAATTGCGTGGTGCGATCACACGTTCAATCCGTGGATTGGATGCACGAAAGTTTCACCGGGCTGCCAGCACTGCTACGCGGAATCGCAAAATGCGCGGTGGAATTGTAACGGCGGCGGATGGGGGCCAGGCGCTGTGCGCAGGGTGACAAGCGCGGCCAATTGGCGTGACCCGGCGAAGTGGGAACGCGCTGCACGAAAGGCCGGAGTGCGGGCGAAGGTTTTCTGCGCAAGCCTGGCCGATGTGTTTGAGGCTGAGGCCCCGGTGCAAGCGCGGCGAGATTTGTGGAGGGTTATCGGCGACACATGCGGCGCACTTGATTGGATGCTATTGACGAAGCGGCCGGAACGCATCACCGAGGTCATGTGTGACGATGGGCTGAATTTGGGTTTCTTCGAGTTGGCTCATTGCTGGCTCGGCGCAAGCACTGAGAATCAGGCCGCCGCCGACAAACGCATCCCAGCGTTGCTCGATGTGGATGCGGCTGTGCATTTCATTTCGGCGGAGCCTTTGCTTGGACCCATCAACCTGGATTCGGAGGACGCTGGCGGATTGCACGCGCTTGGATGCGGCGGCGGAAAGTATTGCGCGTGTGGCACGGCTGGTCTGGATTTGGTGATCTGCGGCGGAGAGAGCGGGCCAGGAGCGCGGATGATGCACCCCGATTGGGCGCGTAGCTTGCGCGACCAATGCAACGAAGCTGAGGTCTCATTCTTTTTCAAGCAATGGGGAGACTGGCCAAAGAATATGCTACGCGGCGATTGTTTAGTGCCGGGCAATTGGAACACCACACAACACAAAGGCGGTTCACTCCTAGATGGACGCGAGTGGAAGGAATTTCCCAGTGCAAGCAAGTAGCGCAACCATGAGGTATGTATCCGTTTGCTCAGGCATTGAGGCCGCGACCGTAGCATGGCATCCGCTCGGTTGGCGGCCCGTGCTCTTTGCTGAGATTGACAAGTTTCCCAGCCGCGTGCTGGCCCACCACCACCCCGAGGTTCCTAACGTTGGCGATTTCACGAAAATCACGAAAGAGCAATGCGGATCAGTTGACTTGCTTGTTGGTGGAACCCCCTGCCAAGACTTCAGTATCGCAGGACTCAGAGAAGGCCTGGGCGGAGAGCGCGGCAACCTCACACTTGAATTTCTTAGACTGGCTCAGCGATTGCGGCCCAGGTGGCTGGTATGGGAGAACGTGCCCGGAGTGTATTCCTCAACTTCCCACACAGTTACCCATCGTGATCCATTGCGCGCTGACGGAGACGGGGGGGGGAGAATCTGGCAAGACGTATACGCAGACGAAGCACACGCTTTCGCCTGTCTCCTGGCCGGACTTCAAGAACTCGGGTATGGGTTCGCCTACCGAACTCTGGACGCTCAATACCTTGGAGTTCCCCAGCGCCGCCGTCGCGTCTTCGTTGTCGGACATCTTGGAGACTGGAGACGTGCCGCAACGGTTCTATTTGAGCGCCAAAGCATGTCAGGGGATACTCCGCCGCGCAGAGAAACGCGGAAAGACGTTGCCCCTACGATTAGCGCACGCACTAAAGGCGGTGGCGGCCTCGGGACGGACTTCGACCTCGACGGAGGATTGATTGCGTTCGGTGGCAATAACACTTCCGGCCCTATCGAAGTTGCAACGGCGCTTAATGCGTGTGGCACCGCTTCCGGCCGGATGGATTTTGAGAGCGAGACTTTCATCACTACCACGCTCGATGCCAGCTATGGAAGGCTTCAAGGTTGCAGCGGACAGGACGCCAATCACGGCCATTCAATGCTCGTGCCGGTGGCAATCCAGGAACGTGCAATCTGCGAGAATCCAGACGCCGGGCCGGATGGCATTGGTATCCGTGAGGATGGGATAGCGTTCACGCTCGAAGCCCGCACCGTGCCCCAGGCAGTTGCATTCCAATCCAGCCAAAGCGGTGTGCGTGAGGTTGAGGCCCACGCAACCCTTGACAGTAACAACGGGTCGAGGCGTCACAACGGAATTGTTCAGCATGATGCCGTGCGCCGTCTCACACCGCGCGAGTGTGAACGGCTGCAAGGTTTTCCCGATGACTACACGCTGATTTCTCCCAAGACAGCAGATGGACCGCGCTACAAAGCACTGGGAAACAGCATGGCCGTGCCGGTGATGCGCTGGATTGGGGAGCGAATCGCCATGGTTGACCGCTTGTGAGCTGAGAAACGGGAACTTTCTCTACCTAGAAATGGACCGCCTTAGAAAACAAATGGTTTCTTGCGCGGTTTCGGGTTTTGGGTACGTGATTGGGTACAGAGGGAGAAAAACAGGCTTATGAAACTTGCGTTGCTCATCATGTTCGCATGTCTCGCGTTGACCATCTACGGCATTGAAAGCCGTAAAGCTGGTCCGATGGTAGTTGCGGCCGGGTTGATTGGGTTTGCTATCAGCGCAACCGCAATCCTGTGCACGGTATGCCGCTAACTATCGACAAAATAAAGGGGTTGAAGCCGCGAACCAAGCGCTATATGGTTGCCGATCACCACGGGTTGAGCCTGGAGGTTCAGCCCGGCGGCTTGAAAAGCTGGCGTTCGCGCTACACGCTCCGTGGGCGGCCCGGAAAGCTCAACCTGGGGCATTGGCCTGCCTTGAGCCTCAAAGACGCGCGAGACAGGCATTCTGCGCTTAGAAAGGGCGTTGCGGATGGACTGTCACCCGCCGAACAGCGCCGCAAAGAGAAACTTGCGGAAGAGCGCGGAGAAACCGTTAAAGCGTTCGGTGAGAAGTATTTGACCGGCCACGTACAGCGCCGCCGGCGGGATGTTGCGCCCATGCGCCGGTATTTGGAGCGAGACGTGTATCCGGTGATCGGCAATAGGGCAATCGGCTCAATCCACACGGACGATGTGCGGGAGCTGATCTTCAAGCGCGTTGAAGACGGCAAACCGCAAAGCGCGCTAGCTATCCGTAACTTGCTGAAAAGATTGTGGGATTACGCGCTTGTGCGAGGCGTTGCGGATAAGAATCCGCTGGCTGCGATCCCGGCCAAGTTTGTGGCGGAGATGAGTGAGCGCAATCGATCACTGAAACCGCCAGAGCTTGCGGTGTTTGTCAAAGCCTTGGATGTGGCGCGGATTCGTCCCGATCTGAAAGCGGCTTTGTGGTTCATTCTGTTGACGTTGACACGCAAAGGCGAGGCACGGCGCGCGCGCTGGGATGAGTTCGACTTGGACAAAGCGGAATGGGCGTTGCCGGAGGCGCACAGCAAGACAGACACGCCGCTTGTAGTCCCGTTGCCACGCCAGGCATTGGAGTTGCTGAGAGCACAGCGCGCACGGCATCCACGCGCAACCGTTGTGTTCCCAATGCGCGGTGCAGATCACACACCGATTGCAGCCAGCACACTCAACCGTGCGCTGAGCCGTATCCATGTGAAGATTGAGCACTTTACAGTGCATGACTTGAGACGTACAGCAGCCACCAACCTGAGCGAGCAAGAGTACAACACCGACGTGATTGAGAAGGCGCTCAATCACAAGCTCAAGGGCGTTCGTGGTGTGTACAACCGCGCCCAGTATGCCAAGCAACGCGCCGAGATGCTGCAATCGTGGGCCGATTGGCTGGACAAGTTGAAGAATTAGCGCGGTTTCGGAGAGCACAGGTAAGACAGAGATAGAGGGCGTCTGCGGGATGGGACGGGTTGCGGCCCGGTGCGCTGTGTTGGCTTTACCTGAATATCCATGTTCCCTGACGGGCCAGACGCTTACTCTTTGGAGGACTATCGACGGCAAGTCTTTGATACTCAACACGATGTGAGCACATCAACAGATGGGCCTCAGCCGCTCTCGGGCGCGCGGGTCCTTCCCCCGTGTGGCCCGCTGAGGGTGACGCATGGCCCCACGTGTGCCCTAGCGCCAGGGATTTTTAACCCCATTTCCGTTTCCGCGCCTATGCCTAAGCCTGAAAACCCGCGCAATTACTCCGCCTTGCCCGTATCGGACGTGGCGGAGTTGCTTGGAGTCACTGACCGGCAAGTCCGCAACTGGATCAAAGACAAAGGCTTACAGTCCAAGTCCGACCCGCGCGGCCTGATGCTTGACTGGCCCACCACGCTCAAGTGGTACGTGGCCTATCAGGCGGACAAAAACCTCGGAAATGGCGGAAATCGCCGCCCGATTCCTGGCTCCGATGGTTCCGAAGTGCCTACCGAGACGCTGGAAGAGGCCATTTTGCGTAAAACCATGGCCGAAGCGGACCTGAAAGAGCTTCAACTTGCCCGCGAACAGGGTCAGATTGTGGCCATTACCGATCTGGAGCGCGTTCTCGCCAACTCGAACCGCTCCATCCAAACCCAAGTCCTCGCCCTGCCCGCCGGCCTGGCTCCCCAGCTCATCGGCATGGATGATCGTCAGAAGATTTTTAACCTGATCGACCGGAGTTGCCGTTCGCTTCTCAGCAACCTGGCCAACATCGATGCCATCCGCCAGGCCCGCGCCCAGGAGCCGGAATCGGAAGAGGAATGATCCGGCACCGCCAGCCCTACCAAACCTCACCCGAGGGGATGGCCGCCACGGGCCGCGCTTTCAATAAGGCGCACAAGATGTTTTTGCCGCCCGCGCCGCTCACACTTTCCCAATGGGCAGACGAGTACGCCCACATTCCCAAGGAAAACTCCGCCTCTCCCGGAAAGTTCCACACCTCCACGCTGGAGTATCAGCGCGGCATCATGGATGCCATAACCGATCAGGACACCGAGACGGTTGTCCTCATGCTGGCCGCGCAGTCCGGCAAAACGCAGTGCGCCAACCTCAACCCCATCGGCTACTACAGCCATTGGGAGCCGTCGCCGATCCTGTGCGTACAGCCCACCCTAGCCGAGGCGGAGAAGTTTTCCAAGAACCGTATCGCCAAGATGATCCGCGATACGCCCGTGCTCCGCGACCTGTTTCCCTCGCCGCGCTCGCGGGATTCCGGCAACACGCTGCTCAACAAGGAATTCCCCGGCGGCGTTCTTGTCATCGTCGGCGCGAACTCTCCGCTGGGTCTGCGCGGCCTTCCTGCGCGCGTCATCCTCATGGACGAGGTGGACGGATACGAGGAGTCCGCCGGCACGGAAGGCGACCCGGTTGACCTTGCGAAAAAGCGATCTACAAAATTCTGGAATCGCAAGATCGTCCTCACCTCGACGCCGCACATCAAAAACCTATCCCGCATTGAGAGGGCCTATAACTCCAGCGATAAGCGAAAGTTCTTTGTGCCGTGTCCTCACTGCGGTGAAATGCAAACCTTAGAGTGGACTCAAAATGGTGTTCACCGTTTACGTTGGGAGACGGAATCGACCGGACCCGATTCCCGGCCGCGCGTCACTAGTTGGTGGTATGTATGCGTGAATGGTTGCGTCATCGAAGAGCGCTCCAAGCATGAAATGATTCGCAATGGGCAGTGGCGCGCCACCGCCGTGAGTCACGACGGCAAGACGGCCGGCTTCCATCTCAATGCGCTCTATGGCGTGGTCGATTGGTTGAACCTCATCCAGGAATGGCTCGAAGCGCAGACCTCCCGCGAACGGCTCAAAGTCTTTGTCAATACCAACCTCGCAGAGACGTGGGAGATTCAGGGCACCGGCGCGAACATGACCGAACTCGAAAAGCGCCCGCGGTTCAACCATGAGGTGTTACCCGCCGGCGTTCTATGGCTCACCGCCGGCGTCGATACGCAAGATGATCGTCTGGAGTGCTCCGTCTGGGGTTGGGGCCTTGACGATGAACGCTGGTCTATCGAACACAAGATCTTTCCCGGTGATCCGTCTTTACCTGATACCGATCCGGCCAGCCCCTGGGCTGCTCTTCGCATGTACCTGCTGGAAGATTGGGATCACACCGCCGGGGTTACGATGCGGATTGCCGCCGCCCTGGTTGACTCTGGCGGCCACAACACAGAGCGCGTGTACGAATTTACGCGTAAGCATGAGATGCGCCGCTGGCACGCCATTGTGGGCCGCGCCGGCGTCGGCCGTCCATTGCTCTCATCCGGCTCCCGCGTCGGTCCTTACAAGACGCTGCTCTACACCGTGGGCGTTGACACCGCGAAAGAGGATGTATTCACCTCATTGCGCGTCCTCAAGTCGGGTCCGCAGTCCACTCATTTTTCCAACACGCTTGATAGCGAGTATTTCTGCCAACTCACGGCGGAAAAGTTCGTCATCACCAAGAAGGACTTTCAAACCACCGGCAACTGGGTGAAGACAGGCGAACGCAACGAGTCCCTCGATTGCGCCGTTTACGCGCGCGCCGCCGTCAGTGTGCGCCGGCCTAACTTCCGCAAGATCGCCCGCAGTCTCTTCCGCACAGCGGAAAAGCTCCGCCTTGAGCGCGAGGCCGCCGGTATGCCCGCGCCCGCGCCAGCCGAGGAATACATCGGCTCCGATCAGGAGGCGGTTGAAAGCGAAACGCCGTCCGATTGGGCAGAGAAGACAGCCGATACGGCTGTGAAACTAGCAGCGGTGCTCACCCAGGCAGCAAAGCCCGCACCCGTGCGCCGCCGGCCTTCCGCCGCATCCCGGCTCCGCAACTTCGGCCGCACCCTCTAAAGATAAATCGCAAAAAATTGAAAATAACTCTTGACTCTTGTATATTTGTATCGTACGATACAAACAGATCAGGAAAGAGGTAAGGCAATGCAGACCACACCTTTTAGCATCGGCCAAACAGTGAAAATCACTTGGAGTGGCGTATATGGCGAAATCACAGCCAACGGACCGATCCATTCTTTTGTGAAGTTTCCGGACGGAGAGCAACGGTCCTATCTCAACACCCGCTTAACTCTTGTTTCCAGTGTGGGGGCGCAACCCGCCTCCACAATCTTGGAAGTTCCGGCGGTGATCGAATGAGAGGCTTTGCCCAACATGTTGCGGCGTTCGTCCTGGTGGCCGGCATCTTCCTGGGTATTGCGTGGCTGGCCGGGTTTCCCGATTGGCCCGATCCGTTCACCTACGATCATCCCGAAAACTTCACCCGCGCACAGTGAGGGCACGATGAAAGACAAAATCACAGAACTGCAATACCTCGATTTTCAGGCAGCGTTCGATTTCTTCAACGCTCAACTCTTTGCGGACTCGCTGCCTCAAGTGCTGGTCACCTTGCAGCGCCACGCCAAGGCGCGCGGATACTTCGCCCCGGAACGCTTCCACGGGCGCGGGAACAAAGTCACCATCCATGAGATTGCGCTCAACCCCGATTGCTTCTGTGATGAGACAGACGAGCGCATTCTATCGACGCTTGCTCATGAGATGGCTCACCTATGGAAGCGAGCCCACGGCCGCGCGCCGCGCCGCTGCTACCATGACCGGGAGTGGGCGGCGAAGATGAAAGCCATTGGCTTGCAGCCCACCACAACCGGCCAGCCCGGCGGCAAAGAGACAGGCCAGCACGTCACTCACTTTGTTGTGAAGGATGGCCCCTACGCCCGCGCCTATGCCAAGCTCAAAGCCAAGGGCCTCAAGCTCCGCTGGGAGTCACCCGCGCCCATGGCCGCCGAGGCCAAAGCCAAAGCGGACAGCAAGACAAAGTTCACATGCCCATTGTGCGAACAGAACGCCTGGGCCAAGCCGGATGCTGTGCTGATCTGCGGTAACTGTTTCGAGGACGATCCCAGCGACCCTCAAACCATGCTTGCAGCCGCTTAAACGCTCTAAATTCGCGCTAAATCTTCAATGTTGCCCATAGTCAAGCTATGGGCAACTTACTCAATCCAGCTACGCCGATCAACCAATTCTACGATTCCGATATTCCGCTGGAGCCTACCGACCTCCGCGCCGGCGATAGTTGGAATTGGGAGCGCGTATTCCCCGATTATCCCAGCGACCTCTACCAGCTCAAGTACATCCTCAACAGCGCGAACAACCGCTTTGTGATCGATGGCACGCTGGCCACCAATCCGCCCATCACCGCCGATAGCGACGGTCAATCCTTCGACATTCAAGCTCCCGCAACGCTGACCAATTCATGCC